CTCTCTGCTGCTGGGAAGAGCAACAAATCGCCTCGTAAGTTTCGGATGCGATCTGGTTCGTGATGCAGGTCGAGGCTAAAGATCGCCTCAAGTGGGCGCGCGAGATCCTTTCAATTGCACGCAATAAGCTTGTAGTTGAGAGGGATCGCGCGACTCATGGTCACGCAATAGATATGATCCAGATCATAACGATGGTGGATGCGGCAAGTCTTGTGTGCAAAGAAGTGGCAGGTGAGGAATGAAAAGCAAAGATGAGTTGGCGATGCAGGTGAAGAAGGAGTGGGATGAGAAGGGATGGAGATGGAAGCTGTCTCTATCTGCTGGTGGGTTTACCAGCGAGATATATTGTTATGGGACAGCCGAGGAAGAGTATTTCAAATGCGTCAGGGAATTGGTTGACCACGCCTACCAGATGCAGAGCGTATGAAGTATCTATCGGTATGTTCTGGCATTGAGGCAGCGTCCAAGGCTTGGGAGCCTATCGGATGGGAGCCAGTTGCGTTTTCAGAAATAGAACCATTTCCGTCAGCGGTGCTGAAGCATCATTGGCCGAAAGTACCAAACCTAGGAGATATGAGTAAATATGAACAATGGAATATACAAAGCGGATCAGTTGACCTTCTGGTCGGAGGCACGCCCTGCCAATCCTTCTCAGTCGCAGGACTTAGGCAAGGACTCAAAGACCCAAGAGGCAACCTTATGCTTACATACCTTGCAATCGCTGAACGTCTCAAACCTAGATGGCTTGTCTGGGAAAATGTCCCTGGTGTCTTGTCGTCTAACGGAGGAAAAGATTTTGGTTCCTTCCTCGGAGCGTTGGGGGAGCTGGGGTATGAGTGGGCGTACCGAGTGCTGGACGCTCAATGGTTCGGAGTGGCCCAAAGACGCAGACGTGTGTTCGTTGTCGCACATCTTGGAGAAGGGAGTCTTGCCGCAAAGGTTTTATTTGAGTCCGAAAGCGTGCGCAGGGATACTCCGCCGAGCCGAGAAACGAGGCAAGGAGTTGCCACCAATGTTGCGCCAAGCCTTACAGCTAGTAACGACCCAAGCCGAAGCCCACAATCCAGCGAAGTAACCCAGCAGGTTAATGCGGTGCTGGAAGCGATTAACGCTGGCATACCAGACGTATGTGCAACGATCGACTGCGGGTTAAGTAAACAAGTAGGCAAGCAACTCACGCAACAAGCTGAAAGTTTTTACTTTCCAATCCCAATCCACGATCAAGCCACTCGCTTCTCTGGTAAGCGTGGAGGCAAGCAAGACGGAAAAGGTAATGGACTTGGAGTTGGTAAGCCAGGTGACCCTGCTCCCACATTAACCAAAGGAGATAAGCATGCGATTGCCTTCCAAACTTCCGAGCTTCGCCTTACTGGAAAGCTGACTGAACAAACTATTTGTCCAACGCTCAAGGCAAACACCAAGGCGGGCGATACGGAAGTTAAGGTTGTCCTTTACGAAAACCACCCCAACGACAGCAGAGTAACTGGCCCGCACGATGTCGCTCCTAGTTGTGTGTCACGATATGGAACTGGTGGTGGGAATGTGCCGTTGGTGCAGGAGGGTGTTGACCTATACAACCAAGCCTTAACTGGTGATGTGCATTGTCCGTTGAGGACGGCTGGTGGGCATGGTGCGCCAGCAGCGTTGGTGCAACCAGAAGATCGGATGGCAGTACGCAGACTTACGCCGAGAGAATGTGAACGACTCCAAGGCTTTGATGATGACCACACGATGATTCCTTGGCGTAACAAACCAGCGGATCAATGCCCAGATGGTCCACGCTACAAGGCTCTTGGAAACTCTATGGCTGTGCCGTGCATGGCTTGGATTGGAAAAAGGATTGACGCAGTAGAAAAAACTAAATAGAAAGGCAGGCCAAATGAAACTATGGACAAATAACACAAACGCAATTCACAAAGTCGATGACAATATGCTTTATCCGCGCACTACCTATGTGCTGCCAGATGAGCTAACTGGACCGATCTGGGATGATTCAATCCCTTGCCCGCATAAGATCAAGCCGTACTACAAGGGGCGTGCTGCTGGTGGTGCAACAGCCGTGTACCGCGCTGGTGCAATCGGTGACGCGATCATTGCTACTGCCTTCGTCAACTACTTGGTGCAAGAGTCGGGTGGGGTTGTGGAGGTGTACGCTCCTGCTCGCAACCTGCCTCTATACGCTGGGTTGGGTGCAAAGCTGTGGCCGTTGCCATCTTCGCTGGAAGCTTGGGATTCTTTTGATGCACACGTTCCAACTGATGATTTGTTCAGCGGACAGGTAGGCAACACTAAGCTAGGTACTGGTCCTGGCAACTGCTACCAGAGAATCTACGAATGGATGGGTGTATGGGATGAGAAGACAATGGCTAAGTATTGTAAGCCAGTTCTGCATCTCATCGAGCCAGACCACGAAGAGTTAAAGGCGATGGGCAAGTGGCCGTTGCCAGATCCGTTCTTTGCGTATCATGTTTCCTCCAGCGGTCCGACCCGCACCTACCCGCCAACGATGGGGCAGGAGGCTGTGCTGGCGTTGCTAGAGGCTTACCCAAAGCATCACGCTGTGATTATTGGGCTAGATAACTCGCACAACTTTAAGGTAGATCACCCGCGAGTGATCGACCTATTCAATTGCACCAAGACTGTACGCTCGTTGTTCCCGATCATTAGCGGGGCTGACTTCGTTGTTGCGCCAGATAGCAGCGTCAATCACATGTCTGCTGGGTTGGATACGCCGTGTGTGTCGTTGTGGGGTTCGTATGACCCAGCGGATCGCATGACCTACTATCCTAAGAACGTGTCGGTGTTCAAGCCCGATACTTGTCCACACGCACCTTGCCGTCCGCACGCTGGGTTGCCCCAAGCGAAGTGTAAGGATGCGACGAATAAGACACCGAAGACGCAATACTGGTGTAATGCCCTGCGAAACATAACAGCGCAGGATATTGTCGAGGCATCCCAAAAAGCAATAGAACTAGAAAGCAAATAACTAACTGGCGTTGTGGTCTGTGGGGAGATCCCACGGCGGGATATTCCTCAGTGTGTTCTCCTCTTGAATCAGAGCCAGTTTGAATTTTTATATGAAGACTCCTTTAATCATATCATTCGGAGGAGGGACAAATTCAGCAGCGATGCTGATTGAAATGCAGAAGCGCGGGGTTATTCCAGACCTTATTTTATTTGCAGATACTGGTGGCGAGCTACCGCAGACTTATGAGTTTGTTAAGATATTTTCTGATTGGTTGGTAAAACACAATATGCCAGAGGTAATCACCGTTAAGTATGCCAAGGAAACTCTCGAAGAGAATTGCTTGCGCCAGAATATGTTGCCAAGTCTGGCCTACGGATTTAAGGGATGCTCGCAGAAGTACAAGATCCAGCCCCAGGATAAGTTCGTCAACAACTGGCAACCAGCCAAGGATTGCTGGAAAGCTGGCGGTAAATGTTTGAAGCTTATTGGGTATGACGCTGGCGAGCATCACCGAGGGAAGATACCAGAGGACAAGAAGTACATCTATGAATATCCGCTAGTGCGTTGGGGTTGGGGTAGAAAGAAGTGCGTTGAGGTTGTAGCAGAAGCTGGGTTCAAGCCAGCCAAGTCATCGTGCTTTTATTGTCCAGCAATGAAGAAGCACGAAGTTCTTGATCTTGCCAAGAACCACCCTGCTCTGGCAGAAAGAGCGATAGCAATGGAGAATAATGCTCACCTTAAAACTGTGGTTGGTCTTGGTCGCAACTGGAAGTGGGAAGACTTAATCAGATCAGATGCAAGCCAAATGAAATTATTTGAGGACCTGCCAGACGAAGTGCCTTGCGGGTGTTATGACGGATGACAACAGCACAACGACAAGCTGAAGAGATCGTAGGCCAAGTGGATTGGCAGTCAGAAAACCACGGGCTGTGCAAATGTCCAGGTGAGGCTGCACATACGAGCCACACTCGCATTAGAGATACAACGGTGTTCGTAGATGGCGCGCCAACCATTTTCTGCTGGCATACTTCCTGTACTCCGTATCGTGATGAGGCTAACCGCAAGTTGCGCCGAGCCATATCCAGCGATGTGCTTTACAAGCCAGTCAACATTATGTCAGGTGGCACGGCTGTACCGAAGCTGGTAATCAAGAAAGACCCGCACTCCGAGGTGCTAGATAGGATCAAGACTATTGCTGAATCAAACAAGCAACGATACTTGACTCACTATACTTGGGACCCAGCGGATATGTACGAGGAAAGCCCAACCCAGCTTGGCGATCCAGCCCAGGACTATCAGTTGTTCCTATCGCTCTTCAATCCAGTTGACAACATTTGGATAGGCAACGTCACGGACAGCGGTAAGCATCCACAGAACTTCCGCATTGCTTACGACTGGAAGAAGCTGGATGAACCAATCGGGCAGTACACAACTGGTGCGAGCTACAAGCAGGGTACAGTCAGCCGATCCAACGATACGGTTGAGCATAGGGTTTTTCTGGTTGTCGAGTCGGACGTACTCAGCAAGCCAGAGATGGGCGCGGTGTTCCAATTGATGCGTGATTTATTCAGCATGAAGTTACACGCCGTTGTGGATACTGGCGGAAAGAGCTTGCATGGTTGGTTTGAGATGCCACCAAAGAACGAATGGGTGGAACAGTTAAAAGCTTTTCTTATTCCGTTAGGATGCGATCCTGCAACATTCAAACCCAGTCAACCCGTTAGGATTCCTGGGGCAAAGAGAGAAGACAAAATGCAAAGCCTATTATGGTTTTGCAAAGGAGGAAAATGATAGAGCCAGCAGTAGCACTTGGTATCAAACCGAAGACCGATGAGTGGCCGCCGATTAAATCTTATGCACAACTTATTAAGGAAGACCTGCCCGCACCAGAGACGTTAATTGAGGGAATGTTGCACAGAGGCGGGAAGATGTTGTTGGGTGGAGGAAGCAAGGCGTTTAAGAGTTGGAGTCTAATTGACTTAGCCCTTTCGTTGCACGCTGGCGTGACTTGGTGGGGGCAGCAGTGCAAGATGTCACGGGTGTTGTTTATCAATTTTGAGATTCAAGAGTGGAGTTTCCGCAATCGGTTGGCTGATGTCATCAAAGCCAAAGGACTAGAAGATAAGGCCGATGACTTTGATGTGTGGACGCTCCGAGGTCACGCTGCCGACTTGACTCTCATCCGCCCTATGATCGAGAAGCAGATTGAAGGCAAGGGCTACCAAGCGATTATCCTTGACCCAAACTATATGCTGATGGGTGAGAGGGATGAGAACAGCGCGGGGGATATGTCATCACTAATGAATGAGTTTGAGTACCTAGCCACACGCCACAATCTGTCGATCATCCTATCACATCACTTCAGCAAGGGTAACAAGTCGGGTGCAGAGTCGATTGACCGCTTCAGTGGGTCGGGCGTGTTCGCCCGTAATCCAGATACGTTGGTCGTTCTGACTGCCCACGAGGAGGATGAGAAGACTTACACTTGTGACATCACGCTGCGTAACTTCCCGCCAGTAGATAGCTTTGTCGTTCAGTGGCATTACCCGCTGTTCCAAGCCAACTTTGCACTCAATCCAGATAAGCTAAAAAAGCCAGGTGCGCACAAG